CTTATGGTCTTGACTACTCTTTCAAGAGTTAAAGCTCCCACCCAGGGTCTAGAGTTTGAAGCTCGGATTACCAAGAGTTATCTGATTAATAACTTGGGTTTCTTTCGCTGTTTGCACATTGGCACACCGGGCTAATCGCCGGTGATGTTGATCCACGCCTAGGAATAAAACCTAGGTAGAACCTTTCCTTAGTACTTGTTTCGATCTGTTGGTTAACTCCAACAAGAACGGCAGTTTAAATGGCTGCCAGGTCGGATGGGAGGCTAAGGATGGTATAATAGAATAACCATGAATAATGCAACCAGTTCCAAAAGATATAATAAGCCTAGTCTGTTTATCAGTTGAAAACAACTTGATAGATGACTGGGACTTATAATCTGGGTCCTTGGTGTGCAGTATCCGGGTGACTATTACAAATTGATGAGTCGGGTCAGGTATTTATGATCAAAATACGGCCCTTTATTTACAGTAATGTATTTAAAGGAATCCGTAAGGATTATACATCACTTTGTTAGTGGTAATCCGGTAGAGGCCTCACAAGGCCTCTGCTTGGGGATTTCAGGGGGTATACCTAAGATAGTCCCAGGGTCGATCCGGCACTTAATACGTGCTAGAGACGCCCAGGCTATAAGGTGTACCCTATCGGTCTTGTCGGTATTTCGAATTATGAAAGTTCGTTCTATCCTTAAGTTAGACACTATCACAGGCCCCTTTACGGGGGTTACTGAGACTATGCCTGTCTACGAGCTTAAGAAGGTTGTTACTCTCCTTACAACGTCGTTTGGACACCTTAAAGTAGAACGATCTAAATTCATTCCTCTTAATTCCGCTGGACCTAACTCCAATCCTTCCATATTAGGTTTATCACTTGATGCGCTTGGGTTTTTGAATGAACCCTCAGTTCTAGAAGCGTTTAAGGTCTACGCAAGTAGTACTGATAACGTCTGACTCAGTGATACCCTAACGAAGGAGATAGAGAATGCAAGTTCACATGAGCTCGCTCCAGTAACACTAGGTAAGTTAGGGCTGGGTGATTCTATCACCACGGCACCTAAGAAACCGTGTCTGGGTAAGCTTCATGAAAAAGTCGAGGCGGCTGGTAAGGTGAGAGTTTTCGCCATCACTGATGGTTGAACTCAAATCTTATTAAGTGGTCTCCATGATGCCATCGGGAATATCTTAAAACGTATTCCCCAAGATGGTACGTGGGACCAAACGGCCCCCTTGAAACTCTTGCAAGAGTCTAAAATACCAAAGCTGTGATCGTTCGATCTGACCGCGGCCACGGACCGACTGCCTGTAAAGCTACAGGTACAAGTCTTGGCGCAACTTCTTGATTTAGAGGTTGCGGGTGCGTGGGCTGGCATACTTACTCATAGAGACTGGTGGCATAACGGGGTTTCCCTCCGATATGCTGTTGGTCAACCTATGGGTGCCCTTTCTTCGTGGGCAATGCTAGC